CGAAGAGTGCGATGCCGCCTATTACGCTCATGACCGAGAACCGCAAGGTGATGGTCAAGGCAAGGGTTCGTCAATGCAAGGGAGACGTGAAAACTCTGTACCGGGTAATTGACATTGCGATGGCATCTGACTTCATGAACGGCAATAATAAGCATGGCTGGCTCGGAAAGTTTGATTGGATATTCGGTAATGAGCAGAATTTCGCAAAGGTACTGGAAGGCAACTTCAACAACGAGCCAGCCGCAAGCCAGCAGCCGCAATCGGCAGCAGTCAAGGCGCAGGATCCTGCGGCAACGGCAAGACCGAGCATCGGGGAACTCTACGAGCAAGCCAAACACCAGCAGCCATCGAGCCAGCAGAATCAAGACAACAAGTTCCGGTGGGTAATTCAGCAGAACCTCGAAGACTTGAAAAAGAACCCGAACAACAAGCCTGCCAAGGATTCGCTGACAAGATACTACGAACGTGGAGTTCTGCAGCGGCTGGGCATCGACTGGAAGCCCGAAAAATAACGGATGAGGGCAAAAATAGCCGCTCTGGGACGTTTTCATGCTTCGGGCGGTAAAATTATAAGGCAAACAGATTTTAAACACTTAAAACGAAAGAATTATGGCAGAAGAAGCAATTGTAATTAATGAACCGTATGAAATAGCCAAGGATTTCGAGGCAGGTACATTGCTGAACGTTAACGGTAGATTATTGAAAGTAGTGTTGGATGATGATGTACCTGAACAGCAGAATACTTGCGATATATGTGCTCTTGATACTAAAGGGTTGACAGAATTTTGCCCTTGTGCAAGATGTAGCGATATTCACTTTAAAGAGATTAAAGACCATGAATGAGTTGTTTTTCCACGAATGCAGAGCCGCAGGGCTCGTATTCAAGACTTCGAACGATTGGTGCAAATGGCTGACCGATAACAGCTACGACATCAAGAAGCCGGTTGCAGAGCACGAAGGCTTCAAGTACAACATCTACGATGTTTGCATCAATCCGCACGTAATCGAGTATGCCGCAGAGGGTGCAGACAACTGGGGATGGAAGGTAATGACCGCCAATACACAGTTCGGCTGGATATGGGGCTACAGCATTCAGAAGGGAAAGCATTGGTACGACAGCCCGGTAGCCTACCCGAGCAGATACGACACTCTCAGCATCTTCTACGGTAATGAGAAGGAAGCGGAGCACGATGCCCTGACCTGCATCATCAGAGACCTCGAGAAGAATGCTGGAACCAAGAACACCAACCTCCTTCTCTGGGCAGCTAAGAAGAAGCGAGCAGACATCATTCATCCACAGCAGGAACTTTTTAAATAACGAAAAATATGAAAAAGATAGAAATCATCACGGACGAACACCGACATCACGTATACATCGGCAACACCGATTTCTGGCTCAATACCAAGGAACTGCTGGAACTTTATTTTAAACTCGGAGACGTTAAGTTATAAACAATAAAAAAACATTCAGACAATGGAACAGAAAGATATTGATATTTACGAAATACTCAAAAATGAAGAGTACGGTACAGAGTTATACACACCAAAATGTGGAAGGGTATGGCACAGTGGAATGGCAAACGACAAGGACAGTGCGAAAGCAATCTGGACTGAGGACGGAGCTGGAAGAGAACACTTCTTCGACAAGAACGGAAAAATCTATAAAGAAGGAGAAGTCCTGCTCTTCCCATCAAAGGAAATGCGAGACTGGAGCAAGTTCTTCAAGAAGGGAGACGTGCTGGAGTATGTAGGCGACAAGAAATTACAAGGAACCTGCACATTCGAGAAATACGAGGATGAGACGAAGACACGCTTTTTCGGAAGATTCGTCAAGGAGAAAGAAGTACTTAACCCAAACCTTTCTGCGAATTTCCGAACAGTCGATTGGGTCAAGAAATATGACCCAACTGGATATATCCGATTCGTTGAAGAGCGGCTCGGTGGCAAGTTGAACCGTAAAACCCTGGAGATTGAGAAGACTCAGCCAGCGAAACCTACGTTTGAAGTCGGCAAACTCTACGTTTTCAAAGAGGAAGACGAGGACGGAGAGTTGGCAATCATAGGCGAACTTATCGCCAAGAACGAAAGCGAGGACACGCTGACATTCGGCAACCAGTATGAGATTGAGACCGAGAAGTTCGTGACCGACCAAACCTTCGACCTGCGTATCAGCGTTAACAAGGAACTTCGAGAAGCGACAGAGAACGAAGTCGAACTGTTCAACAAACATTACGACATCTGGAAGAATGGGAAGGAAGAGAAGGAGCAGCCAGCCTTCAAGACCTTCGACAAGGTGCTGGTAAGGGATGGAGGAGAATACGAGTGGCTTCCAGCATTGTTTGTTCGTGACCGTGGAGAGGGAGCGAATTACAGATATAAAGTCTTGTCTTTACGCAGCGGAAAGCCAGCGGAATTCGCCTGCTGTATCCCATACGAGGGAAATGAGAACATCATATTCACTGACCACAACATCGATAACCTGCCATTCTAGGACGTATGGCGAGCGAATTATGCAAGGCTTGCGATGCCGGGCGAAACTGCTTAAATGGCATCTATTGCCCGGAGCGCAAGCAATATGTAGAACATCAGGTAATACTTGAATGCAATGAGCGATTTCGTAACAAGGGAGAAGAACAGAACGTACTACCAGGAGCACCGGGAACAGATCCTCAGAGCCACGAAAGAGTGGCGAAAGAGAAACCGGGAAAAATACCGGGCGTATCAAAAGGAGTACTGGAGTAAGCACTATAGAAACTACGGTACTAAGAACCGGGTAGCTGACAGAGCGATGCGTGAGAGGAAGAAGCCGAACGTAGAGAAGGCTCTTTCCATGTTCAAGAATCCGCAGCAGGCAGCGCATCTGGCATGGCTGCTCGAAAACAAAAAGAATAATCGGTCGTGAGTTCAATAATAGAGTTATTAACCAGCGAGGACAGAAGGGGATAGGCTCTCCTATCAAAACAAATAACTTATAACATCTTGAAATTACGATATGAGAGCCGGAAACGCATCTCCCGAAGTCTGACAACAAACAAAGAAAGCGAGGTGGTACATGAAGAAGTAAGAAAAAGAAATCGTTAGAAATTATGCTTTTATTCATTCGGCTGGCGGTGGAAGAAGGAAGAACCCTGCAACATATACATTTTGTTATTCATTTATTTTGCAACCGCAGACAACTTCCGGAATCCCTGCCAGCTTTCTCTATCGCAACCGAAAAGAAGGGAAAGAAAGGGGTAGGGGAAAGATAGGGATAATAACGCATGTGCGCACGTATATGCGCACGTAAAGGGTGTTGGATAATAACCTACACCAGCAAAACAAAATAAACGCTTATGCGTGAAATTTAAACGAAATAATTACTTTAAAGAAAAAATGGAAAAAGGAACAGTTATAATTGGAATCGACCCCGACAACCAAGAAAGCGGAGTTGGAGCAGTCTTTGACGATAAAACATTCTTAGCCTACAAGATGGAGTTCCCAGCTTTGATAGATTACCTAAAGGCTATGAACGAGAGTTGCAAAAAGGTTAAGGTCGTTATTGAAGGCGGCTGGCTCAACAAAAGCAACTGGCATGTGCTTAATCGGTTCATGACAGCAGTCAAGGCAGCAGCAATCGGACGCTCTACCGGAATGAACCATCAGACCGGAATCTTGATTGTTGAGTGCTGTAAACATTACAATATCCCCTGCGAAATCGTCAAGCCACTAAAGAAGTGCTGGAAGGGTAAAGACGGAAAAATCACGCAGGACGAAATTGCTTATTTTGTAAGCGCAGGAGAGAAAATGCCGAGAATGAACCAAGACCAGAGAGACGCACTACTCCTCGCATGGGTCTGTGCAGGATACCCGGTCAGAGTGAAGCCGCAGAAACCGCAGACAACCCTGCAGAAGACCATCAGAGCCTTTGATGGATAAGATAAAAGCGAAGTGTTGGAAAAAGTTAAAAGTGTGCAAAGAACAAACAACTAAAGCAAAAAAGTCGTATCTTTGCGCCAATGTTTATCAGATAAGCAGTTTTGCGAACTTAAAACAAGAAGAAAATGAAAACAGAAGAAATTGCACTATCGAGGGTCAGCGAGAATGAGGCGAACCCTAGAGAGATAAGTCAAGCGAACTTTCAGAAGCTTGTGCAGAGCATCATCGTGTTCCCACGAATGTTGACCCTGCGCCCGATTGTTATTGATGAGACATTCCACGCATTGGGTGGTAACATGAGACTGAAAGCCTTGCAGCACATTGTCACGATGGACGAAGCAAGCATTCAAGTGAAGCTTGATGCAGAGCAGCGTCTGTCCGATGAGGAGCAATCCGCATTGATGGAGTATTGGCAGGGATGGCAGCAACAGCCAACAGTTACCGTGGTGAGCGCATCAGACTTGACAGAAGCACAGAAGCAGGAGTTCATGATTAAAGACAACCTATCCTTCGGTAACTGGGACTTCAACGACCTTGCGAACCGATGGGACAGCGCACAGCTTCAGAACTGGGGTATGCCAGTCTGGAACCCAGCACCAGTGGAAGCAAGCAGCACCAGCAAGTGCAAGAAGAAAGACAAGGACGACCAAGAGGGCGACCCATTCGCAGGGGAACTACCTCCTGAAATCGAAGGGCAAGACTTAACTCCTGACGACTTGCCAACGATAATGGGCGATGGCGTTTTGCCACGTGAGAACGTAATCATTCACTACAAGCCAGCCGATGAGCCATTCCTTGCCAAGCTCTTGGGGGTTGATCATATCGACCGCATCGTCTGGAACTTTGACGAACTGAAACAAAGACAAGAAGGAAAGGAGGAAGACAATGGAGAAGAATAAAATCGAGAACATCAACCTGCACGACCTGGTGGAGAACCAAGACAACCCACGCAGCATTGAGCCACAGCAGATGCAGAAACTCGTTGAGAGTATTCTGACGTTTCCAAAGATGTTGCAGATGAGACCAATCGTCTGTAATGAGAACCGAGTTATCCTCGGAGGAAACATGCGCTTCCGTGCCCTGCTCAACATCGAGCAGATGGAAGACGAAGCTATCAGGAACGCAATAGAAGCCGTTGCCGTGAAACTGACCGATGGAGAGAAGCAGCAGCTTTGCAGCCACTGGGAGAAGTGGAAGGCAGAACCAAAGGTCGAGGTCGTTATTGCTGACAGCCTATCCGATGAAGAGACGGACGAGTTCATCATCAAGGATAACGTCTATTTTGGCAGCTGGGATGAAGAGAAGCTGAAGGGAGCATTTGACGTTGACGATATGCAGCGATGGGGATTAAACCCCTGGGAAATCCAGCAGGAAGCCACGACCTACGAGCCAGCAGAGGACGAAGAACAGCGCATCATCATCGTTTACCGCAGCGAGGACGCACAAGCCGTTGCAGATATGCTTGGACTTGACGCAATCGAGAAGCGCAACTACGATATTGAAGGCGAGGAACTGAAATAAATACGCTGGTACGTACGAAAGCACGTTGAATGTACAATCACCAACCTTCAACGTTTGACGTACACAGAAGCGAAAATTTACAAAAATAATTCAGCTATGAAAGTAATAATTGACCTAGATGATACCCTCTCAAAGACAGAGAACAGAGACTACGAGCACTCGCAGCCCATACAGTCTGTAATCGACAAGCTTAGAGAGATGAGAGAAACTTTCAATGATGTTGAGGTTGTCTTGCATACTGCAAGGGGCATGAACAGCTGCAAGGGAGATGTGAAGATGGCAGAGAAGAAGAACAGACCTGCCATCGAACGCTTCTTACAGCGATACGGCATCAAGGTAGACCGCATAATCTTTGGAAAACCGCTTGGCGACCTATACATTGACGATAAGGCAATGGCAGCGCACGACTTTGCAGCCAGCACTATCGAAAGCTACAGAGGGCTGAGTGGTGCGACCGTTGAGCGTGTCGGGGATATTGTTGTCAAGACCGCAAAGAATGTAGCAGAGCAGGCAGAGTGGTACGAGCAGGCTAAAACTTACGGAATTGCCGTTCCTGCCGTTTATTGTGTGCAGCTTGGAAAGTTATATATGCAGTACGTTTCGGGTACACCAGCGTGCTGGGAAGTGGATATTCGAGTACTTAGGCGCATCATAGAGGATATAAGAAACTTTCCATCGCTTGATGGAGAGAACGACCTGCAAGGCTATTCGAACTATTGCGAGAAGAGAGCCAGCGATTCTGGTTTGGAGTATGATTGCCACGGCATCACGGAATGCGAGATACTAAAGAAACGCACTTTCTGCCATGGTGATTTATCACTGACGAACATCATCGTACGTGGCGGCATGCTAATCTACATCGACCCATCGCAGAAGAAAGAAATCAGCAATTGGCTTTTGGATGCTGCAAAGGTGAGAGCGAGCCTTCGGTGGCTTGATGCAGGACTTGTCGGACTGGAACACGACCATCGGCTTGTGCAGTACTTCGATGCAAGATTTTCAAGCGAGGAACTGGAAGCCATCAAGATACTGGAAAGAACCCATTTCTACCGTGTCTTCTATTACGCAAGGAAGCTCGGCAGGGTTGATGTTGCAAACAGATTAATAGAACACTTTAATACAGCCGAAATATGAGAAACGGAAAGAAAGTAGGTTTTACATCGGTGGTTGGCGACCTTTTCCATGCAGGGCACGTTGCCATGATCCAGGAGTGCAAGCAACATTGCGACTATCTCATCGTTGGGGTAATGTGTGGTGTGCACGACCGCCAAGGGAAGAACGAACCGATACAATCGGTGTTTGAGCGCATGTATCAAGTGAAGCATTGCGAGGGTGTGGATGATACCATCGCATTAGGGAGCGAGAGAGACCTAGACCTTTGCATCAAGACTCTTGCACCATCAATCGATGTGCGTTTTGTCGGCAGTGACTACATCGGGAGAGATTTCACGGCAAAGCATACCTGCGAGGAACTTGGAATACCTATCGTGTACACCAGCAGGGAGCATGGTTTATCGTCAACGGAACTAAGAAAGAGAATTGAAGATGAAAAGGTTTGATTTTTATTTTGGCATAGCCAGCTACAACCGCAAGGATAGACAACCGATGTTGAGATTGCTGAACAGTTTTGGCTATCCGAAGGAGCAGATACTGCTGGCGGTGCAGTGCGAGCAGGATTTCAAGGAGTATGAACCTATCTATGGGGATATGGCCACGATAATCTACCAAGAAGGTAAGAATATCAGCGACAACAAAAACGCCATACTCGACTACATTGTGGAACACCTCGAAAATCAGAGAGTTGTTATTCTCAGCGACAAGGTGCGAGCCATTAACTGGATTGACCGAAGTCGCAAGACGCACACCGTTGAGACAAAGGCACAGATGGATAAGTTAGTAAGAACCGCCTTCGAACTTACAAGGCAGATTGGCGGCAGGGTTTGGGGGTGCTACACTTTGGGCAACACTTTCTTCATGAAGAATACAATTACCACCAATATGCAGATGCTTGGTTGCTTTATGGGGATTGTAGACCCATCGGAACAGAAATTCGACACACTTCAGCCTTTAAAGGAAGACTTCGAGTTCATACTGCATCATATAAGCAGGGGCAACCAGACTGTCCGGTTCAATGATTTGTTTCTGACAGCTACACTCCACACGAAAGGTGGTTGCCACGAACTATGGAACAGTAAAGGTGACAGCGTTAACGAACGGTGCTGCAAGCGATTGCTTTTCAAGTATCCAAAACTGGTTAAGAAACATGCAACAAGGAAGAACGAATGCAGGTACGTAGGTTCACGCATGACCCTTCCGCTTTCGATAACTGACTATTTGTAAAATGATATTGTTATGGCAGAACATTATGGCAACACGCCAAGAATAACATACGAGTTTCCCGACTGCTCAATGCCAATGGCTTTTGACACTTACAATAATTGCAGCTTTGGCTGTATGTATTGCTTTGCTCAGAACCAGCGAGGTATTGGCAGCAAGAAGAAGGAATACCTGCACAAGGAGGTTAAAGACGTGAGCGTTGAGCGCATCAAACGAATGTTCATTGACCCCGACAAGCACGGTGGAGACTTTGCGCCATACATCAAGGCTCGCAAGGTTATGCAGTGGGGAAGCATGAGCGACCAGTTCGACAACTTCGAACGTAAGTACGGAACGACACTGGAACTTTTGCGCTTCTTCAAGGATATAGACTATCCGCTTTGCTTCTCGACCAAGGGAGCATGGTTCACCAAGGATGAGCGATACATGGACTTGATCAGAGGGCAGAAGAACTGGAACTTCAAGTTCTCAATCATCACCAGCGATGCAGAGAAGGCTAGAGTAATAGAGCGAGGGGTGGAAAGCCCACAAGCAAGACTGGAAGCCATCGAGCGCATCGCCAATGCAGGGGCAGGAGGTGCAACGCTGAGACTGAGACCCTTCATCATCGGAGTGAGCACGCCAACGTACCTCGACCTTATCAAGGAAGCATTCAACAGAGGGGCTACAGCTTTGAGCACCGAATTCTTCTGTCTCGAAACAAGAAGCCCGACATTGAGGGAATTGTTGCCTACCATCAGCAAGATGGCAGGTTTCGACATTCTCGCATTCTACAAGAAGTACAGCGTACAGTCCGGCTATCTGAGACTGAACCGCAAGGTTAAAGAACCGTTCTTCAGGAATATGAAAGAACTGTGCGACCAGCTGGGAATGCGCTTTTATGTATCGGACGCACACTTCAAGGAACTTTGCCACAACGGAAGTTGCTGCGGATTGCCGCCAACGTGGAACTACAGCAGGGGGCAGATGTGCGAAGCACTGAACATTTGCAAGCGCAAGGGATACGTGAGGTGGAGCGACATCAAGCTTGATGCAGAGAACCTTTTGAGGGCGAGACTGGAGAAGGCGATGAACCTGGGAACAAGAGAGAAGTACTCGAAGTATTACACGATGAGCGCAGCCGACTACATGAAGTGGTGCTGGAACAATCCGCAGGCAGCGCACTCGCCATACAAGATGTTCGAAGGGGCAATGTTGCCAGCTGACGAACGAGACAGCGAGGGAAACATCGTATACAAGTACAATGGAGCGAAATTTTAAATCAAGAATCGTATGCCACAAGGTAATAACAACAAACATCGAGCGCAGAAAATCGACATCGAGAACCGCCTGCAGATTATCGCACCCCTATACCGCAAGGGATGGACGGAGCGAGAAATCACGGCAGAGGTGAGGAAACGGCTCGACAGACCGAAATACAATCAGGCACACTGCGACATTCAGCGGCTATTGAAGGAGTGGAGGGAAGAGCGGCTGACCGACACAGACGAAAAGATAACCAGCGAGGTTGCAAGGTTGAAGCTGGTGATACGTGAAGCGTGGGAAGCCTGGGAGAAGTCCAAGGAAGACTACCACGAAAAGACAGCGACCCAGCAGGGACTGCCAGTCGTAGATGAGCGAGGAAAGCAGATTTCCATCGAGACCGTCAAGGCGATAATGTACGATGCCGAGAAGCGAGGATTCGGAGAACCACGCTACCTAGACATCATCCTAAAGGCAGAGACGCAGATTTGTAAGCTGCTCGGACTTGATAAGGTCGTGCTCGACCTGAACGCAGGATTCCAAGGCGGCATCGAGGTTCGCTACATCAACTCTGGACACCAGTGTGCATCCAGCGAGCAGGAAGTAATCGAGCGTGAAGGATTGGATAAAGAATAATTTTTTACCATAATTTTGTTTTAAGTTTTATTGTTTGAAAGTATGGCACTATTTGACGTTATTGGTGAACTGTATGACCCGAATGCGGACGTGAAGCCAAGGTTTCTCGTGAACCAAGGAGGCACGTCCTCGGGGAAGACATACACCATCATGCAGCGTCTTATAGTGCTTTCTTTTGAACACCCCATGGCAATTATCACGGTGTGCGGTCAAGACCTCCCGAACTTGAAGGTGGGAGCCATGCGAGACCTCGACACCATCCTGCACACAAGGGCAGAGTTGCTGGACTGGTTCAAAAACAACAAGAGCGACAGCAGCTACCGAGGGAAAAACGGCTCAATCATCGAGTTCAAGAGTTATCAAGATGCGCAGGACGCAAAGAACGGTAAGCGAGACTATCTGTTTGTTAACGAGGCGAACGGTGTGCCCTACGAAGTGTTTTGGCAGCTGGCCATCCGAACCCGTAAGCAGGTGTTCATCGACTACAACCCAAGTGCAAGGTTTTGGGTGCACAACAACATCATCGGCAGGGATGATTGCCGATTGATCCTGAGCGACCACCGAAACAACAGATTCCTTACTGAGCAGGAGCACAAGAAAATTGAAGAGATTGACGACCCCGAACTGTGGCGAGTTTACGCAAGAGGACTTACCGGAAAGATAACCGGGCTTATCTTCACCAACTGGGGCATCGTTGACAAGCTGCCACCAAGGGAGGAGTGGAAGATGGAATGCAGGGGTATGGACTTCGGATTCACCAACGACCCAACTGCGCTGGAGCACGTTATATTGGCGCACGGAGAGTTATGGGTGGACGAAGAAATCTACCAGCCTGGAATGACGAACGATGACATCGCAGACCGATGCAAGGAACAAGGACGGACGAAACGAGACCTTATCATTGCGGATTCGGCAGAGCCTAAGAGCATTCAGGAGATACACAACCGAGGGCTGTGGATAATCGGCAGCACCAAGGGAGCGGACAGTATCAACAACGGCATCGACATCTTGAAGCGTTTCCGCATCAATATAACAAGACGCAGCCACGGCATCATCGGGAACATGCAGCAATACAAGTGGAAGAAGTCAATGGATGGAGAGACAACGAACCAGCCTATAGACGCATTTAACCACGGCATAGACGCAATACGATACGTAGCCCTTAAGAAGTTATCCGTAGCGAGCCATGGAACGGCTAGGGCGCACGTATTGAGACAAAGATAACGACAAAAAATATAAAGCGTATGGATAAGAACACCACATTCAAGTATTGGCTGGCAGTGGCAAGACACACCAGCTACAAAATCGGCAAGCAGCCACGACCAGCGTTTGTCGGAGGAAAACAAGTGCCCGACAATCTCAACCAGCTATCAATCGGGCAGCTGATAGACCTTTCCCAGCTATCAGACAGCGAGGAAAGTCTGTATCAGATAGTGACAACCGTCCTCGGTCTGAGCCACAAGGAAGTGGAGCAGGCTAGGGCGGTTGATGTTGTTATGCTCATCGGTTGGGTAACATCAGAGGTGGAACGCATCAACAAGCTATTCGAGAGCACAGACACAGCGAAGCCAACGAGACTGGAGAAGGAGGCAGGCATCGATACCCTGCGGTTCGGACTGTTCGGCATGCTGGACTGGTATGCGGTAAGGATGGGCATCAGCGACCACGACCAAGTATTGAAAACGCCATGGCTTCGCATCTACAAGTGCATGGAAATGGACAACAAGAGAAGCGTGTACGAGAGGAACCTGCAGAAGTTGCAAGCGGAAGAAATGAAACGTAAATCTAGATAATTATGGCAACAATCAGAGAAACATTAAAGCAGCTGGCAGCAGACACGCTACCAGACTACACCTACCTATTTGAGGACTGGGACACAGCAGACACCAAGCTGGAGAAACTGAACTATCCGGCAATCGTCTGCATCATCCCAGCCAGCGGCACGACAGAGATACGCAACGGCAGGGTATACGACACCGTGAACGTTGCCCTGGCTTATCTCGACACCGTACCGAGGGCAGCAGAAGGAGAAGACAACGGAGAGTGCATCGACCGAATGAAGGTGGCAGGGGCAAGGATGATACGAGCCATCAACCAGTCGCACCAGTTCGAACCATTGGAAGGGCAGCAGTACTACGAGACCATCATCGAGCGGCTGAGCACGATCGTGTCGGGCGTAATGTACTCCCTGCAACTGACACAGAGCATAGGAGGGTGTGAGGTATGAGCAAGGGAGGCATTCAATTCGACCCCAAGGCGGCATCGATGATAATGAGGGAGGAAGTGGAGAGAGCACGGCAGCTTATCATCAACCACATTCGTATCAACGGACAGGACGCATCAGGGCGAACGATAGCGAGCCTTAAAGTGGAGCAGCCCAGCGAGGAAGAAACCATCCTATGGGGACACAAGCCATTCGGGGTTCTCGAGACCGGACGAAGGTCAGGAAAGATACCATACGGCTTCCGTGGCATCATCCGGCAGTGGATGAAGGACAAGGGACTGCATGGCAGACCTATCCCCTACAAGACCCAGCGGCAGCACAAGTATACACCACAAGAGCGTGGCGACATGAGCATGGCAGGAGCCATCGCCCACACCATCGCCAACAAGGGTTCTAAACTGCACCGGACTGGCGGCAGGGCTGACGTATACAGCAACGTTGTGCCCGACACAATGAAGCGGCTGGGGCAGCGACTTATTTTCTTAATCCACCAGTCGGTGGGAAGTATCAAACTAAATAATGAGACGGTATGAGACAGACAGTGAACAACGGATATTCTTTTTTTTACCCCGATGAAGTATACTTTGCATTTTTGCCTTGCATTATCAAAGCAAGTGGAAGTAACCTTTCGTGGATTGAGGTAATAATCAGATGTGGCAACAAGGAACGAGCCTACAATGTGGAGGCGTTCAACAGTGAGTGCATAACAGACTTCAAGACATACGTGCAAGCTCTTTTTGACGGACGTATCAATGCAGCCTATGATTGGACAATAAACTATGATTCCAGCGTTCTAAACCTTCTAGTGGGCATCGAGGTCAACGTATACGATGACAGAGACGAACAGCTTGCGAGCATCGACTTCACCACGAACATGGTTTGGGGCGCACCAAAGTATGGGGAGACCTGGAACGGCTACAAACGTATTACATGGTTTACTCATTATCCGTTCACCTTTGGCATATACTTAAGCAAGTTGAACACTAAACTACTAATCGGTTACGAGGGAGCACCCAATAAGCTACTGGAGATTCCGACTTACGGTATGATGGACTTCAACGCAGACATATTGCCTAGTGGCGCAAAATACTGGAACATATACGATTATGATGGAGAGATTCAGCAGGGAACGTTTGACAATACTTTCGACCTTACTTTCAGATTAACCACCGGAGGTAAGCAGTCACTATTGTTACGCATCGACAGAGACGATGCTGAGAGTGGTATCTATCTGCGTTGGATTGACCGGCACGGATTCATCCGCTATTGGCTCTTTGCGGCTGGGGAGGAAACGAGGGAGATAGCAAGCGACCTGAGTTTCATACGCAACAATTTAGCCGATTATCTATACGGCTACTATGGCGATAATGGAAGAAGGCAGGGATACGAGCGTACGGATTCAATCAAACTTTGTGCTCCGTTGGTTGACAGTGATACGTTCGATATGCTACAAGACCTAGCCAGCAGCCCGGTCGTTGACATGTACCTAGGGGGAGACTGGACGCAAGAGGAAGACATGTGGATGAGCGTAACAATCAAGGCAGGAAGCTACACGAAGAGCACAGCTTGCTTGCAGGATTTCGTGTGCGAAATGATTATTAACAACATTAACGTTCAGAGACTATGATAGACCAGCAACTTTACATTGACGGTGTTTTGATGGACTTGCCGGAGAACACCGATGTGGTGCTCGACATCAAGAGCAACCTTTTTCGTGACGTCACGAAAATGACCTCGAACTACACGTACACCATCCAGTTGCCACGGACGGTGCACAACCTTTCAGTTTTGCAGCAAGCGGATAGACCGAAGAGCGGCAGCAGATACCCCTATATTTTCCATAAGTGCAGTTATTTCCGTGGTGGTGTGGAAATTATCAAGGACGGACGCTTGAACGTTCTGAGCATCGAGGAAAATGTTGAGGTCTCAATCTATTGGGGTATAATGCCAGCGTTCACGAAGCTACTAGAGAGCGGAATGAAACTGAACGAACTGGGAGTGACAGACAGAGTGCTTTTTGAAAAGTACAACACTCCAAACACCAGGGAGGAAGCCGTGAGCAATGGGATATTCTTTGCTTATTACAATCCATACCGAATTGAGAGCAAAGATAACTTTGGCATTAATTTGGTGCAGAGGAATAAATATACCACGACACAATACTCGCCTATCCGTGGACGCATCAGAACAGGTACAGAGGTCGGAAAGTATATAAGCGGAAATATAGAGAGCGCATCGAACATGATCTGTGCTCTTATCCCTTTCTTGCCATCATCAACGGCAAAGGTGCAAGCGCAAGGAAAGGGCGATTACAGAAGCTATGCAGTACTGGATAAGTACATGCGGGTTATATCCGTGAGCGGAGAAGATGAGGCGCTGGAAGTATACACCATCAGAGGAGAGGCTAGAGCTGCATACCTCGTAGTGAATGCACCTGCCGAATATTACAGCACTCTGTCGCTATCAGTTACCGGGCTGACACCTATGCACGAAATGATAGATGGCGATAATAAGGAGGATTTCGTAGGCGATGATGTGGCGGTGGATGAATATAAAACGTCCCCAAAATTCTTGCAGCCATGTGTGACCGTAAACTGGCTATTGTCAAGGATAGCGAGGAAGTCGGGCGTATCTTTCGTTTGGCAGGATGATGAAGCAAAGAAGATGTTGAACAAACTCGTTGTGCCTATAATCAACAACAAGGCAGACGACAAGACAATCATCGGTAATCTGACCGCAGACGTTAAGAGCCGTGACGGACTGGGTGCGCTTTCCTTTTCCGTCAACAACTCATTGACATCAGTCACACCAAGCACTGGCAGCGATGTACAGAAACTGACGATAACAAAGGATTGCGAGCTGACCTTTGATGTGCAAGTGCAATACTACGTCAGACATCAGTTTGAAGACGCAGCGGAGATTCAGTTGCCTATGGGCGTGAAAATGACCGTGACAACACCAAGCACTACTGGAGGTGAGGCATCCACGCAGGAATACGAGTTCGGAGATTTGAAATACGAGGATGGGCAGGTTAAGTACCCGGTCGTACTACGCAGCTATGCTATCGATGGCTATCTTTATTTACTTTCGGCAGGAACGAACACAATATCGCTAAAGAAGGACGATGTACTGACGTTTGAGACTATCATGCACGGAGTGAACACAGTCAACCTGCCATCAGTTTATGGCGGCAAAATCACAGCCAGCGTCAAGAGTGGGGACAGCGTACCGATTGGGGGAAGTTTCCCTATCGGCATAAACCTGCCCGAAATCGAGGTAACAAACTTCATTAAGTTTTTGGCTTTGATAACTGGCTCGTTCCCTAGGCAACTGACCAACAGCACGCAAGTGCAGTTTATCATGTTTACCAGAGTTTGGGCAAACAAGGCGAACGCCTACGACTGGAGCGGAAAACTCATTCCGTATGACCGCCAAGGCTCGCCACGAAAAAGCGAGTATTCCGTTTCAGACTTCATGCAACACAACCGCTACAAGTGGAAGGAAGACGAAGAGACAACCGGGGACTATGATGCAGACCTCGCAATCAGCAACCAGACTTTGGACTATGAGCAGGACACGTGGACGCTACCTTTTGCAGCCAGCGATGACAACCGCATACCAATAAGAACACTTGATTCTTTCGGCATGAAGAATGGTGGAGAGTATAAGGGATGCAAGGAGCGAATTATGACGCTAAGAGATGATAAGGAGCAAGCTGCACTTCGATTTGGTATTGACCTTCAGAACATATTCGATACGAAGTACAAGCAGCTTGCAGCAAGCATCGCCAAGGCGCACGTAATCACAGAGCGGCTCAATCTGTCGGACTTGGATATTCTGGATTTTGACGAGACGAAGCCAGTGTACCTTGCCCAGTATGGAGCCTATTTTGCGGTTCTAGAAATCAAGACAACAAACAGCGGATATTGCGAGGTTACAATGATAGAGTTGAACAACTAAAAAGAAAGAACTATGGTAAGTGAAGACAAACAGCAGATACTTGACATCAAGGTCAAGTACGAGGATGCAATCTATGGCATCATCAGATACAAAGAGAAGATAGACCAGCTAAAGGCAAGCATCAAGGACTTGCAGCAGCAGGAAAAAGACAAGACCATCACGACAAACGAAATGAAGGTGCAGACGGAAGCCATCAACGCAACCATCAAGGAGTACCAGTACAACGTGCGTGCCCTGCAGAAGGAAATACAGAACAATGTGCGTACAGAGAACGAGCAGGAGGGCAGCTTGAAGCAGCTGCGTGCCCAGCTTTCCAATGCCACCAAGAAGTATGACGAAATGGCGAAGGCAGAACGTGAGGGAGCGAAGGGGCAAGCCCTAGCCCAGCATATCAACGAGATAACTGACAAGTTGAAGTTGGCTGAGGAGGAGACGCAACGATATTATCGCAACGTTGGCAATTACTACAACTCGATGATGCAAGCAGCAGATGACCTGCAGGGGACGGAGTTCTTTGGTATGGATATTGTCAATGATACCCAGGTTAGCAACATCATCAAACTGGCGCAGAATATGGATGGACTGACAGACAAGCTGAAGGCGTTCGGTAAGACCGCAATCGGCTTGGTTATGAATCCATATTTTGCTGCACTCGCTGGCGTTGTCGGTGTTGGTATGACATTCAAGTGGTTCTATGACTACAACAAGGGATTGATGGAAGCCACACGACTGACAAGGGAGTTCACTGGCTACACCGGGGAAGCCTTGGAGACGATGAGGAACAGTATCGCAGCCACAGCGGACACGATGGGAAAGGATTTCAAGGACGTTCTCGGAACGGCTGACAACCTTATGGCTAATTTCCATCTATCGGGCGAGCAGGCGATGGACGTAATCAACAAGGGCTTTGCGAGCGGTGCAGACCTATCGGGCGATATGTTACAGAAGATACAGCAGTATGCGCCTACCTTCCACGATGCCGGAATATCGGCAGACCAGATGGTGGCTATCATCCAGCAGACACGTAGCGGTATCTTCAGCGACAAGGGTCTCGACATCATCGATATGGCGAGCAAGAAAATTCGTGAGATGAGCAGCGGCACGGCTTCCAGCCTTGATGCTATCGGTATTTCAAGCAAGCAAGTGCAGGAAGACCTAGCCAAAGGAACGAAAAGTACCTTCGATGTTATCCAAGAGGTCAGCACGAAGATGAAGAACTTCGGAGCGGACAGCCAGCAGGTGGGCGATGTTCTGAAGAACGTCTTCGGAAAGCAGGGAGCGCAAGCAGGTATTCAGCTTATCGAGCAACTAGATACGATGAGCACCAGCCTTGACGAAGTGAAGAAGCAGACTGGAGCGTGGGGAAATGTACAGCTGGAGAACATCAAGTTACAAAAGGAACTGAACACCTATATGAGTTCTATGTTCGATTTCAGTCAAAAGGGCTTTGCATCAATCATCACGGCAGGAAAGCAATTCGGCACGAAGGTTCTCATTCAGATAATGAAGGGTTTGTTCAATACCATCAACTACTTCATCGACTGGTACAACGAGAGCCTTCTTTTGCGTGGAGTTATTCAGACATTGGGGGCGGCTTTCCGTGGCGTTTGGTCGGTAGTCAAGGGCGTTGCAAACCTTATCATCGATGCAATGAAACAAGTCGGCAGAAGCCTAAAGGGTGCGCTCGATATATTGGAGGGTATCGTAACGTTCGACCTTTCCAAGGCACAGCAGGGATTCAAGGAGATATTCGACCTCTCAAAGTTCATCAAGGAAGGATGGAAGGATATCAAGCAGACTGGCGCAGACTTCGGACACGCATTCGCTGACGGATACGAGAACGCAGTGAACGGAAGATTGCAGCACCTAAAGCTAGCAAATGTGGACGGTGGAGCGACCAGTAGCGAGCCAACGAACGGAAACAAGGGAACGACACCAGCAGCCAAGGGCAGCACCACCAAGACCAAGGCACAGATAGCCAAGGAGAAAGCGGAAGCCAAGGCAGAGGCAGAGCGCAGGAAGAAGCAGGAGAAAGAATTGCAGGCACAGATTGCACTTATCCAGTTTCAGTACAACGAGCAAGTAATGGACGCTAAGAAGCGATACCTTGCAGGCATGTACGACAGCGAGCGAGACTACAGCAACGACCTCGAACAGCTGGAGAAGAACATGGTGGCGAGGAGCATTGACGCATACGTGGCGGCAGGGCAAGTCGGAGCGGAAAAGGCGCAGGAAATGCAGGCTAAACTACTCGACATCATGATAAAGGCGAAAGCGGACATCAAGAACCAAGCGAAGGAAATTGTGGACGAACTCAACAAGGAGTTCGAGGACGCAGAGAAGGCTCGCAAGGATGCGGACATCATGAACGGTGGCACTGGAGAGGAAGACGATACAGCCAAGCTGGAGAGATACAAGGCTTTCCTAGAGCAGAAGCTAGCAACGACACAAGAGAATGTTGAAGCGCAGAAGCAGCTACAGCAGGAACTACACGATACGACTTTGCAGTTGCAAGCTGACGAAAACAAAAACAAGCAACAGAAACTTCAAGAGCAGAACCAAATGATAGCCGAATATATCGGGGCAATCGGTGATGGTTTATCTTCGTTTTTCGAGAGCCAGGATCTTACTTTCCATAATTTCCTCAAAACCATGCTGACAACCTATCTAGATGCGATAGAGAAGCAGATAACTGCGACCTATGCAGCTATTCTTGCAGATAGTATTCTTCATGGCGGATGGGCAGGAGTTGCAAGTGCAGCAGCCAAACTTGCTTTAATCAAGGCAGCGTTTGCAGCAGCCAAGGCAGCAGTCAAGGGCTTTTCCACTGGTGGCTACGTCCAAGGCTCGGGCACTGGAACCAGCGACAGCATCCCGGCAAGGCTTTCCAATGGCGAGAGCGTAATGACAGCCAAGGCGACTTCAATGTTCAGTCCGATATTATCCGCATTCAACCAGTTAGGAGGTGGTGTTCCTATCGTAGTAAACAACGGAGGCAGCAACATCGGCATGGATATGCTGGCGGCAGCTGTAGCTAGAGGGTATCAGATGGCTCCACAGCCAGTAGTGAGCGTTGAGGAAATAAACCGCACCCAGCGGAGAGTGCAGACGATAGAGAATATCGGCAGGCTCTAAGGTTGCAGTTATTTAATCAAGATTTGCGTTCTGAGCGGTTTTCGCTTGAAGGTGGTAAAGTTACACACCCAAGGCAATAAAAGCCGCTCAGAACGCAAAATTTGGGCTTGTTTAGAAAAATTAACTGCTTACGAGATAAACATACCAAAAATAATCGTATCTTTGCAGCGTTTTAAAACTTAAAAATAACGATTCAATGGCAAAACTCAGAATATACAACGACATCGACAGCCAAGACAACAAGTTCTGGTATCAATGGTGGGGAGGTGATTGCGTGTGTTTTCAAGACATAGATGCTTTTGCAGTAAGCATACCGAAAGACGATGATACAATCGATATGCGCATCTTCTGCAATGGCGGCTCTATTGTCGAAGGTTGGGCGATATACGACCGACTGCGGCAGAGCGGCAAGAAGATTTCCTGCACCGTTGAGGGCAAGGCAGCATCCATGGCAACAATCATCATGCTCGCAGCACCAAAGGAGAGCCGCAAGGCATACGAGAACGCTGCATTCCTGCTGCACAATCCGTGGGTTCCTGGCTGGGGGTTGGGCGACCAGCTGAACGCAAAGGACTTGAAGAACCTGGGCGAGGAAATGCAGATGTGGCAGGATAAGATGGTGGACGCATACGTAGAGCGGTGCGAGTGCGATAGGGAAGAGATACAAGCCTTGATGGATAAGGACATCTTCATCAACACCAGCGAGGCTTTGCGCCTAGGTCTTATCAGCAGCACCATTGTACCACTCAGCGCAAGCGCATCAAAACGCAACATAGAAAATTTTATTAATTCAAAACAACAAAATCCAAAAGCAATGGAGAAAAAGACAGAAGTAAAGGCTTCTCTCCTCGACAAGATTCTCGCCAAGTTGGGCGTGAAGACACTGGAGGAAGCAGAGCAGGTGGTGGAAGAGCCACAAGCCAAGGCAGAGCCAAAGGCGATGGAACTCAACACATCGGACGGTCAAGTTCTGACCGTTGAGCGTGAAGAGGGAGATCCACAAGTTGGCGACAAGGCAAGTCCGGACGGAACTTTTGAAATGCCGGACGGTAAGACAATTGTTGTCGAGGACGGTGTAATTACCGACATTCAGACCGCAGACAACACCGACAACGACACCGACAATGAGGGCGGTGAAGGCGGTGATGGCGGCAGCGCATCAAGCACCGACAACGAAACCGTAGCCAAGTTGAAACAGCAGGTAGCAGCACTCAAACAGCAGTTGAACGACACGAAGGCACAGCTGGCAGGCGCACAGAAACTCGCAAAGAGCAAGGAAGACATGCGCATTCTGAATGCCGTGAAGATGGCAGGCGGTGCGGAGAAGGTGTTGGCAGGCTACAGCAGCCACTACCAGCCAGCGCAGCGACAGCCAAGCGGCAAGGGCGCAGGCGACAACGTGAACGCTGTCGAGGAAGGCAAGAACGCCATCAAGGAGAGACTTGCCAAGCTCCACAGAAAGGGCAAGAAATAATCAAGTATTAACCCATTAAATCAAAAGAAAATAATGGCAGGATTTACAAAAAAGCAGCTTGAGAACCTTAAACTCGAGCCAGAAAACCTCGCAAGCATCAAGGATGCCGTGCAGGAAACCTTCTACAACGATGAAGATTTCTCTTCATTCGTGAACATTCAGAAGGTCAAAGAGAAAGACCCTATCGCTCTTCTCGGAGAGATGGAAATGGTCGGTAAGAAGGGGGGCGGTTGCGACCCTACCTATGAGGAGAAGGGTATCGCAAATTCTCAGAAGCGTTGGGAACTCGGACAGTGGGAGATTCCTCTCAAGATTTGCTACGAGGCATTGAAGGGAACCATCGCTGAGTATTCATTGAAGACTGGTACAGCCATTGGCGACCTCACCAGCACCGACTTCATGACAATCTATGCAGATGCACTCCAGCGAGCCATGCAGCAGATGATTTGGCGTTTCGGCTGGCTTGGCGACAAGGAAGCAGCACTGGCAAGTGAAGAAGGTGGCGGTGGCGGCAAGCTGACAGCAGGCTTAGATGTCAGTAATTTCAACGTCTGCGATGGTCTGTTCAAGCGCATCTTTACAGCCACAGCGACCAAACATACCGCCATCGCAGCCAACAGCGAGACCACGGCAGCATTGCAGATTTCTGCATTGCGCAAGAGTGGTGCGGCTACTACACTTGTAGACACCATTTTGATGGATGCAGACACACGTATCGTTGACGACAGCGATGCCGTATTGCTCATGACACGCTCGCTTGCTGACGCATTGACCTACGACCTCAAGAAGACCTACCACGACATTATGCCATGGGAGAAGTTGTTCGATGGCTTCGAAGTAGCGACCTACAACGGAGTGAAGATTGCACGTGTCGGCATCTGGGACAGAATGATTAAAGCATACGAGAAGGGCGCAACGACTGTCAACCTTCCACACCGTGCGGTATTCTGCAATCCGAAGCACCTTATGATTGGTACAGATGCAGACAACCTCATCAGCGACCTCGACATCTGGTTCGACCAGAAGGAGCGCAGAAACTATCTCTACGCTACCGGAAAGATTGGCACGGCTCTCCTCGAAGAGGACATGATCCATGCAGCTTACTAATCGCTCCAAATTTTCAGTTTAGTATTAAGTTATTTTGACAATCCTCAACACCCACAAAACGGTGTTGGGGATATAACAATTAAAAACGAATTAATATGGCAACAACTTGCGAGAGCCTTATCGCTCAGGACATCATCATCCCTTGCGAAGACCAAGTAACAAAGGGACTGGAGGGCGATGGACTTATCATCAACCGAGACGACATCGACTTCACCAAGTCCGTTGTAGCGGGCAATATAATTAAAACATTAGTTTTGAAGACTGGCAAGAAAGCATACGCTATCCGGCAGGAAGGCAGCAAGCCATTCACTGGAACCAAGACCGAGCTGACCGTTGGCACGTACCGCAACAGCTGGAAGAACACCGTAGCAGTCGTGGTATTGGCTAACACACCTGACGTTTGCGCAAATATCATTGACGGACTGGCGAATGGAAAGTTCGTTATCATCCTTCGCAATCTCTCTAAGGGAACGGACGGAAAGGCAGAGTATCAGGTGTTCGGATATGCGCAGGCACTGAAGGCAAGTGCAGGCGAGAACGACAAGTACTCAGACGACACCGAGGGTGGCTGGCTTATCACGCTGGAAGAGGAGAGCGTACCGAAGGCAGCTTATTTCTTCTTCGACACAGACAGCGAGACCACAGCAGCCAAGTATAAGAGCCTTCTGACGGAAGCAGCAGCGTAGCCTATGACATACAAGGAAGCAACAGCCAAGGTCAGTGAGTTGAAGGCACGTTTCGACAGTCCCTTTGATGCAACCGACAAGGCAGTTATAGAAACTCTATATTTCGAGGTGACACGCAAGCGGTTTGTTCCGACAACCTGCCAGCAGTGTTACCACGATGCTCTGATAGAAATATATCTAAAACTCAAAAAAGAAAAGGCAATGCCAAAAACATGTAATTACGCTTTGAAGGCAGGTTTTATCATTTCCTGCCCGGATTTCTACCATGGTAAGATTTTCACTAATGAGAACCTGACCGACAAGGTAGCGCATGAATATCTGACGAAGTACCCACACATGGAAAGCTACTTTCAGAAGATACCCAGTGATGAACTCATCGAGAACAAGCAGCCGCCAGCAGACATCGACAGCGGTGCAGATGATACCGCAGGGAAAAATCCTGCCGAAAAAGCAGCAGGCAGCGACAAGAAGAAAGACCTCGACCAAGCCGAAAAAGCAGGCAAGGAAGAGTAACAAAACAACAAGTAAAACGACACAAGCAGTATGAACGTTAAGACAGTTAAAAAGCCAAAGCGAAGGGTTGATACCGGCTACGTAAGCCGATTCAAGATGCAGGCATACGGATATGACAATCTATATCCGCAGAACCTCGCACGCATCACGGAAGCCAGCGGTACGGCAATGCTGTGCCTTAACCGATATGCCCGATTCATTGAGGGATACGGCTTCGATAGCGACATTCTAGCATCGTTGGCGATGAACCCGCAGGGGGACACGGCAGACGATTTGCTCCGGAACGTAGCGCAAGACCTTGCGAGGTTTGGAGGCTTCGCCCTTCACGTTAACTACAACGTTCTAGGGCAGGTGTCTAGCGTGAGCCACGTACCCTTTGAAAATTGCCGACTGGAAGAGACGGACGACAAGGGGAACGTGGCGCACGTCTTGCTGCATCCAGACTGGGAGCAGAAGAAAACGAGGAACGGAAAGCGGTTGATGGTGAACGAGAAGACTATCGAGCGCATCAACGTCTTCAACCCCGACCCCGACATCGTTCTTGAACAGATTGAAAACGCAGGAGGCATCGACAGCTACAAGGGACAGATTCTGTGGCAGAGCCTAGACGGACAGTTTATTTATCCGACAGCCAGCTACGATTCAGCCATCACGGAGATTTCGACCGATGAGGGACTGGGGAACGTGAAGATGCGAAACGTCCGCAACAACTTCCTCGTATCGTGTATGCTCGTAACCAAGAAGGGCGTGCCTAAGTTCAACGAGGAAGGCGAAGAGGTGGAGAGCGGACAGATGATTTCCGATGAAGACCTTTTGCAGTTCCAAGGGGACGAGAATACAGCGAAGATTCTTGCTGTTGAGGTTGAGAACGAGGAAGACGAACCAAAGGTTGTGGCCTTCCCGACAAAAAACTTCGACAAGGAGTTTTCCGTGACCGACAGCAGCGTTATCGAGCGCATCTACGCACAGTTCCATCAGGAACTCTTCTACTCCATCCGTATTGGCAAGCTGGGATTCAGCGGACAAGTTATGCAGGATGCCTACGAGTACTATGCAGGCGAAGTGACGACCGAGCAGCGATTCATCGAGCGAGCCTTCAAGAAGATTTTTAACAGCTGGCACGACCCAGCCATTCAGAACCTAGACCCCAAGCTACAGCCGCTAAAGTATATCAGCAGCGAGGTGGCAGGGAACAACACGATAGACTAATTGATTGAGCCTATGGGAGAACAAAGAAAACAACTTATCACGGTTGATCAGTTCCGAGAACTGGCACGACCGACCAGCACACACCTAGATGAGGATGAGGTGAACGCATACATTCGGGAATGCGAAGATGCGAACATCATACCAGCCATCGGGTGGGAGCGGTTCAAGGCAGCGACCGAGCAGGGAGAGTGGGGCGATTCCGTATTGACCGATTTCCAGCCTGCAACTTTCCTGGACGGTGGCGAATACACCACCAAGAAGAAGGGCGATTGCAGCCAAGACGAAACCAAGGTGCATAAGTACACCAGCGGAATACGCAAGGCACTCGCTTATTTCACGTATGCGAGACTTTTTCGTGCCGATGGCACAATTATAAGCCGAGCAGGTGGAATGCGCCACAGAGACGATTATTCAGACCATGTTCAAGATTTGTCGAACAACAAGCAATACAACGACATCATGGACATGGCAGAAAGATATTTATCAGATGCACTCGAATACCTCAAGACATTCACCTCGAAAGGAGAAGTGAAGGCACAGCGAGGAACAAGGGCACACATTCACGCAATAGGCAACTAAAAGCACATAAGACATGAACGAGGATATTCAAAAAATGCTCCGTATGGCAGAGCTGATACGAGATGCAACGCAGGTTGGAGAAAACACAGCGGTGCGTGTCGGCACGGAAATTTACGACATCGTTGTCGAGTTAAGCAGGATGCTTGCCATGATGGACGATAAACTGGAGAACGATGCGGTCGTTAGGATTATCAAGAGTGAACTCGCCAAGATAACAATAACGGAAGCGCAAATTGCGGATGGGGCGATAACGGCAGCGAAGCTTGCCGATGGCTCTGTAAAGAACAGACACCTAGCATCCAATTGTGTGACCTCAGATAAACTACAACCGGGAGCGGTCAAACACGACCATCTGACCGAGGACTGTATATCAACTGGAAACATCAGAGACGGCAGCGTGACAGCAAAAAAACTCGGCACGGACATCTACAAGGATATTTCAAACAGAGTGACCGACATCGTGACGAAGGACTTCCCTCCAGCAATCACGGAGGAACAGATAACAGATATTACTAGTAAATAACAATTTAAAACAATAGATTATGCAATTTTTAGACGCAATTGGACTTGCTTCCTTTTGGAAGAAGATTAAGAACTGGGTTAATATTAATTATTTATCATTAAAAGGTGGTACTATAAATGGAAATATTAATATTTCTGGAAATGTTTCAGCTCTACAGTTTAAAAAGACTAATGGTACTTCTACACAAGTTCTTATAGCAGATGGTTCAGTTAAAGGAATTAATTCAGCTAATGGTATTGCAGGACTTGATGCAAATGGCTATGTTCCATTAGCCCAATTAGGTAATCTTGATACTACAGTTGCAGAAGTAGTAACTGCTCTTCCTACAACTAATATTAAGAAGCATATTTATCTTATTAAAGATGCTAGTGGTGTTACACAGAATCAATATGAGGAATATATTTATACTGGTGATACCAGTGCAACTTATGATGCTTCAAAATGGGAGAAACTCGGAGATTTTCGTGCTACAGTAGACCTTGCAGATTATGCTAAGAAGAGTGAGGCAATTGATAGACTTATAGTAGAAACACAACCCACAGGACTACATAGTGAACGTCAGTTTATAAGTATTTATAAGGCTGGTAATAATGCTAAAGAAGCGGAGGTTGTAATGCTAGAAGCTACAACTAATATGTCTGGATTTATGTCAGCAGAGGATAAATCTAAACTTGATAACATTGAATACTATGCAAATAATTATTCTCTCCCTCTTGCAGCTAATAGTACACGAGGAGGTATTCAATTAGGTTATACAGCTAACGGAAGAAACTATCCAGTGCAGTTGAGTGGAGAGAAGGCATATGTTAATGTTCCATGGACTGACACAAACACTACATATAGTTTAGCTACATCTACAAATGACGGTCTTATGAAGGCTAGTGATAAAGCTAAGCTTGATGGTATATCTTCAGGTGCAACTGCGGATAGCGCAATCCCAATATCGGTAATTGATGCATTAAATTAGAAAGGAGGTTTGTATGAATTTCTTAGATGAAAGTGGACTAAAGAAGCTTTGGGCGAAAATAAAAGCAAGTTTTGACACAGCTATTGTTAATAGTTCTCGAAACGTAAGAGACGACTCAGGACGTGTAATTATTCCATTTGTCGCAAATCATCAGATTGTTAGAATGGATATGTCAACGAATATCAACGTATACGATTGGTTTCAAAAGGCATCGAGAGGAGGCATCCTGGAGGTAGTCTTCGCAGGAGCGCAAGGAGGTAGCACTTTTTGCTATAACAATGGTGATAGCTACATGTATAAAATGCAAGTATCATCACATGGTTCACTTCTTAATAAGATTACATATTTGGCAACGGCATACGATACCTATGCACGCTTAATCAAGACAGATGATAATAAACTTGTTGTTGCAGAGTTTGTTCAAAACAAGTAAAACTAAAATTAATAAACAAACAAAATCATATGAATGACAAGGAGAAAGAACTATGGCGAGTTATAGACAACGTAATCAAGTGTTGCGCTATTGAACTGCCGAGCGGAGAGTTGAGTATTACGAGAGAAGACGTTCTCGGCAAGTCGAGAGCAGAAAACCTCGTAATGACAAGATGTATGGTCGTTGAACAGATGATACACGCAGGGTTCAGCATTACGACCACTGCGACCGTTCTGAACCGCACCGTTCCAGCAGTTAGACATCTGTGCAAGATGGCGTACACCTATATCAGCACTTCTCGAGTTTATCGACTTGCCACGGCACAAGCGACCCTTCTTAACAAGGACGTTGAGCCGATTTGCATTTAAGAAACAAAAAGAAAATAACCAAAAGCGTTCTTTGACAATAATTCGATAAATACCCCTGCACTAACTTTTTGGAGCGAGCCGAAAATCAGAGTAACTTTGCAGCGGATTCCAATATTTGGTTTCCGTAACGTAATTAACTCAAAATTTTATGGCAGACACAATCGAAAAAGTCTATTGCACTGGGGACGGTGGCAATGACAACCTAGCAGCAGCCTTGCTCGCTAGAGGTAGAGACAATGATCCAGCAACTATGCTGGCAGCAATGAACGGTGGTATGGGCAACTGGATGAATAACCCGTTTGCCTATATGATGATGATGGCTTGGATGCGAGACTGGAATAACCGTGGCGGCAATTTGCAGGACACGGAATTGCAGAATCAGATTGCGAGCCTTCGCACACAGATGCAGGACGGCAATAATACGGCTCTCCTGATGGACGCAGTGAAGGGCAACAACGTTGCTCTTGGTCAGCTGGCGCAGAATCTTAACTGCGATATGAACCAGCTGCAGAATGCAGTCTGTGGCGTGCAGGCAGCAATCCAAGATGTAGGCGGCAAGGTTGGTTTCAGCGCAGAGCGAGTAATCAACGCAGCGAACCTCGGAAACCTCAACATCATCCAGCAGTTGAAGGACTGCTGCTGCACCACACAGCAGAACATCATCAAGATGGGCTACGACAACCAGCTGGGGCAGAAGGACATCGAGAACTCGATGCAGCGAGGATTCGATTTCAACAACCGCAGCATAGAGCGAGGCTTCTCGGCACTCGGTTTCCAGCTTCAGCAGGACAAGTGCGACATCATCCGCTCGAACCAAGACAACACCCAGCGCATCGTTGACGTTCTCAACAATCACTGGCATCAGGATTTGCAGCAGCGGTACAACGATGCACGCCTGGAGTTGAGCCAGCAGCGACAGAACGCTGAACTTATTGCAGCGTTGAAGACCACCACAACCACCACTGGAGCGTAGGCGGTCTAAACAAAATCTATCAAGGGGCAACTCGCTGTTCTAGCAGTGAGACCCCTTTTTGTCTATTTATCGAATTATCTAAAAAGAGCGCATTATGGAATTTAAGAATATACAAAGAAATCACCCGGTCTATCTGCTAGACAAGCAGACGGTGGAAGTTAAGGAAGGCAAGGTCGTAGACAACCAGCCGCACATCAACACTGGCATCGCAACCATTTCCAGCAGTGGACAGCCCATGCGAGACGTAACAATCGAGGTGGAGGGAAAGCAGACCATCTACACCATACCCGAACACCTCGGAGTTACCTTTGCAGGCGAAACCGTACTGGCAACCGATAAGGCAGACCTTTTGCCCGAAGTCGGGAAATTGGTAAATGAAGCCGATGAGATAATCAAGGCATACGAGCCAAGCAAGGAGCGAAAAGCCAAGGGCGAGGAACTTCTTGCAGCTTTGAACCCGGCAATCAAGGAGAAGCAGGAAACAGAAAAGCGTTTCAAGGCACTTGAGGGCGATATAAGCGGCATTCGTGGCATGGTTAAACAGTTACTCGACAAACTAGGATAGGAGGGCGCACAATGAAGAAAATAATCGTTATGCGCCATTCTTGCGACAGCGAGGAAGAGCGACACCAGCACCAAGAGAGCGACATCATCCACAGCTTGCCATACGAGAAGGCAGCAAAGGCACTCATGGGAGCCAGCGGATATGTGGCATACGTTGCCAAGCACGGCTACCACTTCACGAAGCAGCTAGCAATCAAGGCAAGCGAGCAGATGAAGAACGTAGACGGAACGAGCCACCGTTGGACGGTAGACGAAATCCGGCTGGCGACAAACAACGAGATAATCTCAAAGGGCACGACCCTCGGGGATATTCTCTATTTGGCTAATATGGCTTATGCGGACTTCTACCCGAAGGTAATCAAGACCGAGAGCGACTGCGTACAGTATGCTATTGCCGTAGCCAGTGATCCGGACGGATACGAGGGTATGGCATTCTGCAGGTGGACGGCAGACATCATCGGGAAGGGTGTTACCATTGACTGGGAAAAATTGGAATAACCAAAAAAAATAAATTGATATGAGCGAAGTATTTCACGATTTTCAGGTGCACCACCTTTATTTGTGCGCCCTCGTAATTTTTATCTGTTTCGCTACAATTCTGATAGCGATGACAATTGACCTGATAGCAGGCATACAGAAGGCGAAGGAACTGCATGTTGCAAGAACGTCAACTGGACTAAAGAAGACGTGCGACAAGGCGAAGAAGTATTTCCCGACATTCGGTATCGCTTCGCTTATGGACGTGGCTACGTGTGTTATCTCTCCCTTCCCTATGTTCGCAATCGCCTGGACGGTTTATCTGCTTTTGTGCGAGTTCAAAAGTATTAGAGAAAAAGCGTATGAGAAGGCTGAGATACGCAAGCAAGACCGTACGATGCAAGTAATACTGGAGAACAAGGACGAAATTGCGAAGGCGGTTGTCGAGATAATGAAGGAAGAACGAAAGAAAGGAGGAGATAATGAGGATAACTAGAGCGCAACTTCTAAAGGTAATGCCGAATGCAGGCAGCAGGGCAGACACCTACCTTCCAATCATCAACGGATGGGCAGAGCATTTCCACATCAACACCCCACTAAGGATGGCGCACTATCTCGCACAGATTGCCCACGAAAGCGGAGAGTTGAGATACACAAAGGAACTGGCAAGCGGCAGAGCCTACGAGGGCAGGAAAGACCTCGGCAACACCCAGCAGGGCGATGGCGTGAAGTACAAGGGCAGGGGATTGATACAGATTACCGGGCGAGCCAACTACCGGAAATATGCCAATTATTGCGGCTTCGATGTTGTTGGCAGTCCAGAACTCCTGGAGCGTTCTCTTGGAGCAACGAAATCCTCGATGTGGGTATTCGACACTTTCGGCTGCAATGAGTTGGCAGACCAAGACAACTTGAAGGCTATCCGAAAGCGCATCAATGGTGGGTACAACGGACTGGCAGCCTGCGAGAAGTATTTGAAGCGAGCCAAGGAAGCCTTGGAAATCAAGGTGCTTGCGTAATAAACACATCAATCTAAAGTTTATAAAGTATGGAAAATTCAAGAAAAGGGCGAAATTTGCGTTCTGTGGCATTATTTCTCGCCATGCTTATAATTACCCCACTTTTGATTTTTGGCTGTTCCTGCGCTAAAACAGCGCAAAATAACACGGTTTATCACGACAGCGCACACACCAGTGCAAGACGTGACAGCGTGAACCAGCGACAGATCCACTGGCAGGACACCCGGCAGCACGACAGCGTATTCAAGCATGACAGCGTGATGGTGTACATCAAGGGAGACACCGTAATAAAGGAGCGGTGGCACAACCTTACGACAACCAGATGGAAGACGACAACCAAGACGGACACCATCGTTGGCGACATTTACACATTCGTGACCGACACCGTAAAGGTAAAGTATTACGTGAACAGATACAAGACCAAGGAGGTAGAGAAGCCAGTGAGCACATGGCAAAAGGTAAGGCTATTCATTGGCGATTGCGTGATTCTGTTTCTGTTCCTTCTTGCGGTAAACTGGATAAAGGAGTTCATCAAGAAGAGAGTTCAATAGGTTCAATCATAATATCTCATTAATCGTAAAGGGCAGGGAGCGCAGGAGAGCGTTTTCCTGCCCTTTTTCGTGGGGAGAACACTTTTCATTGAGAGAAAAGGGGTAGGGGATATGAGAGTTAGATTATATTCATTCTAGCTAATGCGTGCAGGTTATATTATATAGAGCGTGGAAAACGACCGAAAACGACCGAAAATAGCTGTGCTTACGACATAAACAGCCAATAAAAGTTAAAATATTAATATCTTTTGGGAAAAGTTTTGGTAGAACCGAAAAATATTAATATCTTTGCATCGTGTTTAAGAGATAAGCACTTTAAAACATTCAGTAATTTAAGCCCTAGGCAGCACGGTTAAGCCAAAGAAA